CGGCATACATTTTATTAAGGGTGCTATCGCCGCTTTTTTGTAGCAACAATAATATATATTCCCCTTTTAATCTCCAATCTTTTACTTCTAACTTCTGTAATTTTTTTATATGATTCCATCTATCCGGAGGACTGTTTTCGTTATTAAAATTTCCTTGCCGTAAAAAGTGACCCCATCCTAATCTATAATAATGATTTTCTAAGTCGCCAACAGGAAATATATTTTTTCTAAATGGATTGCTTTCACAAACTAGCGTAGGTTTATTTGATTGCGTAATATACTTGTATTCAGGAGCAGTCTTGGTTTTTGTTTTCTTAACATTAATCTGAAAAAATGCGTCAGCAGATTCCTTTAATGGATCATCGTAATCAATTATATGCCAATTAGGAATTTTGAAATCAACAGGAAAAAATCTATTAATGAGGCCTTTAAAAGCCACCACTCTTGGATCGGTCATTACTCAATGTTCTTTGTAAAGTATGGCATTGTGGTAAATTGTAAATTAATAATACCACCGTTAAGCATAATGTCGATCGGTAATACACCTTCACGTTGAATAAATTTTGCCAATCGTACCACACCGTAGGGGTTAATCATATATGCAACAAGATTAGGAATAAAGTTTTCTTTCATCATTGCATAATCAAGATGTTCTATTCTAGCATTGTTTTTTGTATATCTTCTAGTGCCATCCTTGTCAACTGTAATAGTGGGTTTAAAAGTTCTAATAACATTTGATGGATGATCCGATTTAACACTTAAATGAAGTGCGTGTATAAACATATCTGAAATGTTTTCAGGAATTTCTGTTATTTGATATGCATTGTAGTCAACAATAAGATAGGGTTGATTGTCAACAACCACACGTTCCCATACCTTCCAATGTGTTAAAAATCTTGCCAGTGCATCGGGATCACGAGCATACACATCATTCATATTTGGAAAGTGTTTAAAATTTAAAGAATTGAAAATAGACCCAGACACACTTGGAATAAAATATTCCTGTGTTGTTGGATCAAGATTAAATTTTCGACAAACGTCAAGAGATTCTTTGCTGTAAAGAATATCTTTATCAGACCAATTTGATTGAGGTCTTTTAATTTTTTGTAAAACTACTGTTTTAAATTGAGGCATCTTCCATTCCTGCTACACGTAACTTAGTAATATTAGTTATCTGCCATTGCTTCTGATCGAGGCCTTTTAAGATTCCTAACCATTTGTTACGTAACAGGGCAAACTCGTTGATAATTTTTTCCATATCAACAACGTCTGCTTCGCCTTCGACATACTTTTCTACGTCTCGGCTTGAAAGTGCTCTTTGATAATTTTCTAAGTATTGTCTAAAAAATTTAGACTTCATTCTACGGAGTTCAATGTTAAGGTACTCAAGAATACCCTCAATTTCTTGCAGTTGTGCAAATCTTTTTTCAACTATACCAGGCATCATTGCGGCCGCTTTTTCTAGGTTTCCCTTTAAATAGCATTCCACTCTGGCCTCGTCTAATTGGGTTTCATACCATGTAATACAATCAGGTATGTTACCAATATCTTGGGTTATCCTTGAGTACCAATTAATCATTTATTTCCAGTCTTCATCTTCGTCGTCTTGGTATTCGGACCATTCATCGCCGTCATCTTCATATTCTGAGTCAGGCTTGTATGATTCGGTTTCTTCGCCTAGTAAATCCTTGACCGCTTCTTCTAAGTAAGGGTCAGCATTTCCTAGTTCGTAAATAACATCTTCCTCAACACCGTTGTCTTCGCACCACCTAATAAATCCAAGTGCCGCGTCTTCCTTCTGTGCTTTAGGAACAAAGTTAGCGAATATGTCCCATAGATCGATAAGTTGTTCTTCACTCATTTCCATTCTCTGTTTCTTCCTCTATGATAGTTTCTGGTTCAGTACCAAGATACTTATCATCTAACGAGGAAAAATCTTTCATAATGACGTCAAGTTTTTCGCCTGTCCAGTCCTTACGATATTCGAGATACTCTTTTCCTGAAGAGTCAACGAACTTTAATCTATTACCTTGCTGTTTAAGTAGTCCTTGTTTTTCAAACAAGTCTACTAATCCACTGTAAGGGTCCATACCTGTTTCGTAAGGAATCTTGACCTGTACGCTTTCAAAAGGCTTAGCGTAACGTGTTTTCATTACCTTACAAGCGGCTCTGATACCACGTACATCTGTTACCTTTTTACCATCCTCATCTTCTTTTAGTTTCAATTTTTTCATTGCCACTACAATAGATGAAGCATACACGAATCCTTGTCCGCCACTGATTTTGTCGTCAGGGTCAAACATATCTTGTGATGCGTAAGTGTGGTTAGTACACACCATACCGATATTGTAACTACCAAACATATTAACACAGTTTCTCACAAGTGCTGTAAGTGCCTTAGGTTTTCTACCCATATCACCTTTTAAGTCACCTGATTCAAACTGATTAACATCTGTTGGTGTTAACAACATACCCAATGAGTCAATTACAAACAGTACTTTAGGACGTTCTTCTGGATCTTTATCACCGTAGTCCGTTTTGTATTCACTCATAAAGTTTGATACAGTTTTTGCTACGTCATCAATCATACTCATTGATAAACGTAATAGTTTTTCTTCACTGGTGTCAACATTCAAAGCCTTTAACCAAGTTTCGTCAAGTGCATTCTCTGTGTCAATTAAAACTACAAAGATGCCTTGTTCTTGTGCGGCTCTTACAATGTTAGCACTAGCGAAATAAGACTTACCAGCACCAGATTCTCCTGCGAACACAGTTACCTTGCCCAACGGAATACCTTTGTGAAAGTCTCCGGAGATTAGATAATTGAGTGCATAGTTACCTGTGCTTACCCAGTCAGTAGGATCGTTAAAGCCTACACCAAGTCCTGAAATAGACTTGGTAAGACCTTTACGAAACTTTGACACGTCAAATGGTTTCGCCATGATTGCTCCCTATTACTGTTGACGTGAACGGATCATTTTCAAAATTTCTTGAGCACGTTCACTTGATGGTTTTTCTTCAGTAGTTTCAGATACAGGTGTTGACTGAATTGGTTTTACAGTTCCTGTGTCATCACGTTCTACGCCTGCGTTTGCATCTTCCTCAACAGGAGTCATAGGTTTTACTGCTGGTGCAGATTTGCTTACATTTGGATCACCTGTGGAAGCACTCATGCCTGGTGCACGAAAGTACTGTCCCCAACGATCTGGATCATATGCTTCACCATCTACAGATGCTTCAAACATTTCTGTCATTACTTTAACTTCAACGTCTGATGGTTTCTTAGGTAGGAAGTCATTTAGATCAAACAAACCATTTGTTTCAATAGCCGCTTTCTCAGCATCAACCAATGCACGTTCTCTACGTGACCATTGTGAAGTTGAGTAATCAGCATATCCACCTTTGCTTGTTTTCTTAATGCGAAAATCTACGCCACGAACGAAATCAGTTGGTAGTTCTTCCATTTCTGGATCCATTAATGCACCCTTAATGATCTGAAAGATCTGTGGGCCAATAATAAATCTACGAATTGGATTCTCTGGTTGTTCGTCTTCTTTTAATGGATTTTCAACTACAAAGCCTTGGAAGATATATGATTTCTTTTTCCAATACTTACGTCCTTGGTCTTCCAATGATTTGTCTTTAAACCACTGTCTAACTTCTGTAAGAATTGGACAAGTTTCTCCATACATTTCCATACATGGAACGTTAACTGTCACTGGACGTGAATCAGTTTGTCCTTTGATACCCGCGAAAGGTAGTTTGATCATCAAACGTTCTTTCCAAAAGAAAATGTTTTCTTTGTCAGAATCAGGCAAGAATCGAAGCACTGCTTCAGTTCCTTCTGCCATATTCCAATGTGGGTAAATTGCTTTGTCGCCACCGCCTGTGGGTGCGTTTCCGCCTTGACGGGTTTCTTGCTCTTTTAGTTTTGCACGTATTTCTGCTAATGTTGCCATAATAAGCCTCCTTTTTTGCCTTTAATATATTGTGCCTGTTGTAGATATGATGTAACCTAACAACATATCTATATTATAGTTATCTTATTCTACAAAGTCAACTATAAATTCTGAAATTATTTAATTATTTTTGCCAATTTAGACTTGATGTACTCAAGATCTTCGTTCGTTCTTTGCAATGCTTTTGCAACACTTGGGTGGCTAGCCAAACCTGGAGCAATCTTATTAATTATTTTTACTGCACCAGAATAGTTACCGCCTTTGTATCGCGGATCGTTTAGTACTCCAAAAGCCATTTTGATTTCTTTATCTGAGAAACCTTTGTTGTCTTTTTCGCTACCTTCATCGTCGCCTTCGACTTGTACCTTTTTCCCAGTTAGTTTGGATACAAATCTCTCAACTAGATCCCCTACGGAATCGCCAAAACGCTTACGAGCGGAAATGATCACGCCAGTTTCGCCTCTTGGAAACGCCCCAGTTTCTTTGTCATAGAATGAGCGTACAAACTCTATTACCTCTTCGGCAGAAGCCTTTTTATCTTTAGGCTCGTCGTCTTTGTCTCCTGCAAGTTTCATAGCACCATCTTTATCGATAGTAACGTCGGTAGTATCATCTTCTGCGTTGAATGCATCAATGTCACCGCTATTATACTTCGCAGGCATTTTCATATCACCAAAGTTTAAATCATTTAAAACTTCAGGATCATTTTTCTCTAG